GTGAGTTCCCACGAGTCAACGCCAAGCAGCACCTGCGCCTCTGCTACCCACTCTCGGAGAGCGATGAACTTGTCCTTCGCCTTAGCCATTTGCCCTCCTGTAGTGGTGGAGCAGGAGTGGAGTTGCACCACTCGTTTGTCGCTGACCGCCAATAGGCATTATGGTCGTGCGAGCGTCTACGCTGCCCCAAGTTAGACCCTGCCGCTGGGAGGACACCAACGGCAGGGCGAGAGACCGCAAAGCCAAACGGCGTGCGGTCGCACAGTCATCGTAGCGCATCACTTCTGCACCTTGAGTGGTAAATGCGACACGGGTCGAAGTGGGCAAGCGGCATCCCAGCAGGTTGGCGTCTTTGTCTCATCTGCGCCTGCGCAGTAGTTGCACATCCGCTCAATGGCAGTAACCATCAAACGCATTCGATCAACTGGCAGCACTGCTGATTCTCCAACCTGCGCGGCGCGCACCCACTCAATGTCAATGTCATCCACAAAGGTGCCACCGTAGTAGCGCTCTCGCATCCAGTGAACACTACGGCCGTAGTTCGGCATTAGGTTAAACAGCGCGTTGAGCTTGATGCCTAGCGATACGCTCCACGCGGAACAGGCAAGTTGAAACTCTCGTTGCAACTTTGGCACTTCACCTCGGTGATTGTCACCGCCAGCACGCCTCTGCCTAGCGGCGCGAGACGAGAGAACGCGGTTGGACTTAGGTCGATTGCTAGGCTTCGAGATGTCCACGGCTTTTTAATATCCTCCCTACATCGTCCACAAGAGTCGCGTGCAATAACGATTACGCACTTAGTCTGATTATCCTTACGGCAGACGCGCAGTGTAAACGGTTTATCTCCCCAGCGCCAGCGTGGCACTGCTGCATACATTAAGAGCTCTCCGCCACGGCCGCCTTGTGCCTTGGACTTGTACGGCGAACAGGTGTACTTGTACCCGCCAACACAGTACTTCTGCCCTTTGGGATTTGTGCTGCCATACCAAGTTGCGACGCCACTTACTGGCACGCCGCTTGTGGTCTCAGGCGTTCGGTCTGGACCTCCGCTGCCTGTCAGCAGCGAAAGAGCCAGCAGCAGCGCTGTCAGCTTCTAGGCCCTAGTAGGTCAACAAACGCTTCAAAATCAAGGATAACCATCGTTCGACGCTTGGTACCAGGTCCTGGTGCGTCGCCTACGACAAGTGCAGAGATCTGGCTCGCGTTGCCCTTAACAGAGCGCAGCCACCCGTCGTATCGCTCCGAGTAGGAGCCGTTGCCCACCTTACACTGGATGACGATCCAGTCGGACATCACATCCGTCTTGCCACCATACTGTCCGACTCGAACTCCGCCAATCTTTTCGGCAACCTCTCGCTCAAATGAGTTGCCCTTGTTGCGTGCGCGCTTGCCGCGCTTCGCCTTGTCTTTGTTCTGCTGATCAATGTCTAGGTCGCTCATCTTGCTCACTTCTGTACCAACCTTCCCAGCCGTGCGTGTCCGCCATCGGACAGCGTAAACACAGACTGCTGTACTTCTAGGTGTCCAGCCTTGATCAAGTCTGCAATGGTCGCGCGGTTGAAGATGTGTTGATTGAGGAAAAACCAGCCCTCTGGTGCAAGGGCATCAACATAGCGGATGCTTAACTTGGCAAACTGGCGACCGATCTTTGGGTCATAGCACCACGCGTCTGCGCCCTCTTGCACACAGTAGATGCCTTCATCTAGCTCTGGGCAGAGGATCTCGATGTGACTCACTTGACGCACGCCTTATGGCGCCATTCAAATCGGCGGCCTTTCTCGGTGATGACCAGCACACGTTGGCCAGGGAATACCTGTCGCTTAGGGTCGGTGTAATCAATTTCCTTACCGCAGTCGGTGCAGTTGGTCACCGTCCACACGGGTGGCTTGGCGGCGCCTCCGCGCTTGGTCTTTACACCTGCCATTGCAATGCCCTCCAGATCCAGACCACGGTTGCTGCTGTGGTGAGCAGATAGATCAGTGAGGGCGCAATCCCTACGCCGCGCTTAATGCTAAGCGGCAGACTGGCAAACACCACAAGGAAGAGGGCGCTGTTGATGACTACCAGCGTAAGTCCAATCCAGTCAAAGCCGCTCATAGGTCAATCATCCCTGAGAGCAACGCCATACGGTCGGTTGCCAACTCAACGGCGCCCTCAATCGTATCGCCTTGAAACGTCAACTCTGACCCAGCAGAGTCGATGAGTACCACTGTCCACAGTGGTGGCTCACCGACTCGCACTAGGCCGTCGTAGTGGTATCCGAGCTGCGCCGCGCGCGTCTCAAGTTCTGTCAATGCTGCGCTCACGATTCCTCCCCATAGGATGACTGCCAGAGACCGTTATTCTCCATATGCTTCCTCAGGATTGCGTAGGACTGGTCCGCTGTCAAGTCTGTCGTATCAATCTGCAAGTCGTACTCGGTCTGAAGGTAGCCAAACTCGGTCACGTCGCTGACCCCTTGAAGCACTCCACGGCGCTGGGTTCGAGCCTCAGCCGTAGCGTGAACCCTGACAATGACAATGCCAGGGATGTGGTGCCTGAGGTAGTGCGCCTCCAGCGGCAAGCGGACGTCATCAACCACCACCAGCCTATTGGCGCTCTTGATCTTCAGGTACTCAACGTGCCACGCCTTGATCCAGAAGGAGGCGTCTAGCTCGCGCAACTGCGCGCCAATGTCTTGCAAGATCTCACGGCCAGAGACTTCGACATCAAGACCCAGTCTGCGCTGGCTGTACTGTTTGTGCTTGTCAAAGTCTTCACCGTAGCCAAGCGCCGCTACGGTGCGGATTGTCTCCGCAATGGGAAGGATTGTGTAGGGGTGCATCCTACGCTCTTCAAGCATTGCAGCAAGCGTTGACTTGCCTGCGCCCTGTGGTCCTACGAATGCGATGTTCACTTGCTTACCCTCCTGACATAGTCAATCCACATATGAATGCGCTGTGGATAACGCTCAACAAATCCGACCGCTCGGTTGCACGGTCCGCAGAGCAAAGCCCTGACGCACTTGCCACACGAGATTGGCATTCCCTTTGTCCTCTTAGTGCCAAGCCCTTCGTACTGGCAGCAGCGTGGGTCGTGATCAACCGTTACCGCTCTAGGCTCACCAAAGCGGAGCGGCTCCTTGCACGCACCACATCGATCAGCTTGCGCCAACCGTAAGGCCGTGTACTGCTCCACCGTCATTCGATGGTTGTAGAGCGTGTACTTGAGTACCCTCATTGCTCGCTCTTCTGGGGTTTCGTTCTCTCGCATTTTCCTCAATGCCAGAGCACGAGCTGATGGGTTCTCCATCCGAGTTCTCATTAGCGCTTCACTCCAAGGATTTCTCCTATTGGCAAGAGCCTGCTCTTTCCATCTCGTTTAGGAGAGGATATAGGAGAGGTTCTGCTCTGCTCTAAGTTGCTCTGCTCTGGTACCGTTGACTCACCCCTATTTCGTGCTCGCCAACTTTGCCCACGCGAGGTCGAGGTTGGGTCGACTTGATACCGAGAGTAGTTCGAGATTGCCACGACACCGTCTCCAGCCTCAGTCAGAAGGCCGATCTCGATCAACTTATCCACAGCCCTGCCCAGGCGTGGACCGATCACCTGCTTGGCGTGCGTTCGATGCTTGAAGATGCCACCAGAGCGCATCGTCTTGACCTCTGCAATGAGGGTGATAAACGCTCGAAACTGCGTGTCAGTCAGAGCTGCAATCTTGTCATCCTTGTGACTGTTGACATCCCACTTGACCCATAGACTCATTCTGTCCTCCTTGTGTTAGTGGCTGGGAGAGGTGGAGGTCGCCAGTCTCTCCCAGCCGTAGATGATGCCGCTTAGATCAGAACGGCAGTGACTCCAGGTCCGTCTCACTTCGCTCAGGCTCGCCTAGCGGCGCGCTCTGTGCGTTGACCCACGCAATGCTTGGCTTGCGCTGGCAGAACTTGCCAGCCCCATCTTTGCCAGAGCAGGCATAGAACGCGTTGTAACTCTTGCCCATCTTGGACACTCCTGCTGGCTTGAACTGCCAAGGCGCTCGGTGGTCTGGGCATTCGCCCTCTGCGAAGATCATCGCGGCAGCCAGAGCCACCTGGGGATCTACGCCCTCAGCCTGAGGTGCCTTCACAGATTCAACGGAGACCGCCCTAGGAGCCACGTAGAGGCTCGTTCCAGTGCCTGACGCATAAAGAGACCGCCCCACACCGATCTGTGCAGCGCAGCGACGCAAAGCGTCGGAGGCTGCTGACTTGTACGGCTCGTCATCCTGAGCGCTGTTTGGGTAGCCAAAGTCCTGTCGAACCGTGGTAACTCCATCAATCACGGCGATCAGGGTGCCGTGTACCACCTTGGCGGCCGCATCGGCAACCTTCACCTCGAACTGCCAGCCAGCGAGACCGAGCACATCGTCAAGGCGCTGAGCTACGGCTCGCGCATCGGCGTAGGTGAAGGTCATTCCACCGCGCCCTGGGCGCGTCTTCAGGTCTGCTCCTGTGAATGGCGCTGCGAGCGCCGCTGCGATTTGCTTACTCATTGCTTCCTCCTAGTGCTGCAAGGTTCAGCAACTTGCCGAACTCAATGTTGTGGCTGGCGAATCCAGCCCTCTGACCATTTGGGAGTGGGTCGCCCACCTCGACTACTCGCGCCTCCTTGGCGAAGTCTTCGCGCTGAATGCATCCCACTACCCAGCCAACTGAATACTTATACCGAGCCTCCTTACTCTCTTTGGTGTACCCATCTGCAAACTTCAGCGAGACAAATGCATACCAGTCAGCGTTCTGGCGCTGGTGGTTGTAGTCGTACACGCTGGCTTCATACTCTGACCGTGGAGCTACTGACCGCTCTTTGGTCTTCACCTCAACGGTGCGATCATCGCTCTTGTAGTCGTAGTTCCAATCAGCCTCCAGGCTCCAGTCAATCTTGAGGTCGCTCATTGCGCGCTCAAAGACTGCCTGACCCACTGCGCCCTCCCAGACTGCCTTACGCCCCTTCTGCGACAGGCTCTTGTCTGGTGCGCCCTTCGCCATAATCCCCTCAATGCGAGCGATGACCAGTGCGCGCTCGATGATTGCGTCATCGATCAGCACTTGAATCACGCATCACCATCCTTGCCGTGAACGCGGAACACGCGCGCACCTGGCTTCTGTTCAGTACTCATTTCAACGATCTTGTCCCACTCATTGGCAATGCCGAGTTTAGATAGCACCTGATCGCCCACCATATAGCGCTCACGCATTGCCAATGCGACCTGATGCCAATCAGTCTTGCTGGTTGCCTTGTTCTGTTTCCAGGTGGCGAGCCAGCCCTGACCCTTCACGCCTTCACCGTCACCGATGGCTTCCTTAATGGCGATTGCCATCTCCTTGAGTGCAGCATCGGCAGCCTCTGCCTCAGCCTTCGCCTCAATGTAGAGGCGCGCGATGTGATCGAGCTGCGGATCTGCCTTCGCGTAGGTGTTGCTGCTCTGCGGCTTGACCTCCGCGAGTGTGTCGCTGTCGTTGCCAGTCAGCGGTGGAGGCGTGCCAGTTGCAACCAGTTCGCGGAATGCCACGGCCTTGTCAAACAGTTGCGTTTGGTAGACAGGATCAGCCTCTACTCGCTCAATGCGGAACACCAAGCCAGAGAGCAACACAGCCACGTCAACGGCTCGCGCTCCTGTGCAGAACATCTGCCACTGCACTTGATCAACATACATCTGGGGAACTGGTGCAAGCGCCCACGCACTGCTGGTAGAAGTCTTGATCTCTACCAGCAGATCTGGATCTCCGACTACCGTTCGATCGAGCGACGCCATTGCCCAAGGGTGCTCCTTGAGGCGCACAATACCGTTTGACTTGCGGAGCTTCTTTCCAGTCTCTGCGGTGTAGTAGTCAGCCACAGCCTGCTCCAGCAACTGGCCGCGCTGTGCTGCTGCACCTACTGCCTGCTCACCGACCTGACCAGTCAACTCCGCCCAGAGGCGGTATGCGGTCTTGTAGGGTGAGGTGCCATTGATTGCCGTAATGCCCGTCGCTGTGATCCCGCCCTTGCGGATCTCGAACCACTCAGGGCTGCGCTGCGGCGCGCTAATAAACTCGTATCGCTTGCTCATTGCATCCTCCCAAATACTGGCTGGCTCTTAGCGATCTGGATCAATAGCGACCAGCAGACGCCACAGATCTGGTCACGTTTCTGTGTTGACTTTGTCTTGATCGGTGCCTTGCAGTAAGCGCACTTCATCGTGACACCAACTTAAACACCAGTACAGCCAGCACCCAGAGAGCCATTACAGCAACCGTGTAGCTGAAGCGCTCTCGGTTGTGAGCCTCTCGCTCTAGGCGCTCATAGTCGCTAACAAAGTGCGGCCGCACAACCATCTTGGGCGTGCTCTTACGATTGACTTTCACAGTGACCCTCCTACTACTAACACAATGTAGATGCACGCGATAAAGATCGCGTATCCAATACCGTCAATGATTGCTGAACGCATTAGCGCACCTCCTTCTTTGCCTTTGGATCAATGCCTGCACCATTGCAGCGGAAGCACTCGCCCCAGTTTCCATATCGACCAGAGCCGCCGCAGCGTGAGCAGGCGCGTGCCTTGCGCTCTACAATCACAGCAACCTCTGCCGCAGCCTTTGCATTCTCAGCGGCAAGATCAATCAGGCGTTGGGCATTGAGAGCCTTGACACGCTGACCATTTGCACAGCCGCAATAGATGGCTTGACCAAGCCACCAGGCTCCACCTGCTCGCTCGCAATCGCCGCAGTTCTCGCAGTCAACTGTTCCCCAGGTGGCGATGCGACGCGCCTTCGCAGCAGCCTCCATCTGCTGAACTCGCGCGCGCTGTTCGGTGGTGAGGTTATCTCGCCAGCTCACGGTCGCACCATCCCAAGTGCATCCTCGAAGAGGCCAGCAGTGTATGTGTCGCCCATCTTGGCGAAGGCGTACGACGCAACGCTGGCCTCTGCGCGAACTGCGCGGAATGTTTCCAGCGTTGGCACGATGTCCTTAACACGCTGCGCCCAGAAGGCTGCGTCTTCGCTGGCTGGATTCAAGAGCACGCCATCAGCGATGCTCTCAAGTGTTGCCTTGATTTCTCGAAGTGTTGCGCGGCTCATCAGCGCACCTCGGTCAGTACTGCAACACCGTGTCGAACGAGTGATGCAAAGATGCTTGCGCCCTGACCCTTGCGAACATAGCTCGCGTGTCGGTTGCAGAACAACTCGCTGTGGCCGTTGGCTGGAGCGACTGCCTTAAGTGTTGCCACGCCGTAGCACTTGTTGCGCAGGCCATCAGTGCGGAGCTGACCGCAAAGTGTTTCCGCATCGTGATTGCGGTATCGGTTTTCCATTTCGACCTCCTTGTCAGTCCAGCCGAATGGCTGGTGTCCTGCCTGACTTGGTCAGTATAGGGTCAACGGATTTGGGCTGTCAACCGCGTTGCGTGAATATCTTTTATGCAGGGTGGATGTAACAGTAGCCCCCTGGGTGGGGAGGGTCCACCCAGGGGAAGCCGCCTAGGACGGCTGAGACGAGTCCTCTAGGGCAAAGGCAATGAGCAGCCGTAGGCAGATGCCGCACAGGAGCACCTCTTCTGACTCAACCTCCCAGACCCTGCTCTGTAACTCACAGACCGAGCAAGTGCCAAACGGCTTAGGCACGGTTTACTTGTGTGGGCCGTTGCCGTTGCGAATCTCTGCCTTTGCCTTGCCCACCCCAAACTTGGGGTCATCGGGATTTAGGGCGCGTACGATCACCTGGAGGCAAGCGGCAATCGACCCCGCCAAGATCATATCGGCCTGATCTGCATCAAGCTTGGTCAACTGGCTGCCCGTCGCCAATAACAGGGCGAGGGCTGTTCCGATCCCCGTGCGCAGCGCCTCAATCACCATCTCATCGATGCCTGTGTTAGCAATGATCCAAGTGAACGACGCTGCCGCCTTAGCGCGGAAACCCTTTTTGCCGTTGCTTGCCTTTGCCGCTTCAACTAAAGCGTTGATGGCTTCCTTGCCCTTGTCATCCCAATCAACGCGCTGAAGGGCTGCTTCAGCGTCAGCGATTACGGCTGCTGTCTTAGCGCTCTTTGCCATTGGTGTCTCCTTAGCTTGGATCTTTGGTGCCTGTGCAACGATTGTAGGAGCAGGTGCAGGTGCGCTTACTGGCGCTACCACAGGAGCAGCGACTGGCGCTGTAACTGGCGTGGGATTGTCCTGCGGCTTAGGTGCGGCGACCTTGCCAGGGTGAGTCACAATCAGCAGGCACTTGTAATCAGCCTTGACCTTGCCAGCCTTGACCTTGCTGTTGGCGATCTGGCGCAGCTGCGCCTCAGTTACTGGCACTCCGTATTTTTCAACAGCAACTTTCTCGTCACGCGTTGGACAAGCCCACTGCCAGCCATCAACATCGTCATACCCAGCGCTGGTCATATGGCCGTAGCCAGCCTTGATCTTTGCTGGCTGTTGCTTGCTCCACCACTTGTGCCAGCGGTCGTGCCACGCAGAGATCTTGATGCCTGCTGGGTAGTCCACTGCCTGCTGGACCCAGACCATCAATGCGGCGCCGCCCTTAGCGGCTGCAACTGCGTCCTCCCACGACTTGGCATATCGAGCCTTGCCGCCTAGGTGCGCGATGACCTTGACTGCCTCTGGCAGGGAGCCGCCGTTATCCGATACGCCTTGCTTATCGACACGCTTGAGCGCAGCCTTCTGCGCTGCTACGCCGTCAGCGGCGCTGTAGTTCACGGTGTAGCCAGAAGCCCACGAGACTGCGGCCGCGCAGGATGACCAGGTGCAGTCATCGAGAATCTGCTTCGCGCCCTTTAGTTGGGACTCAGCGTCGCTATAAAGCTGTGAGGCAACGCGGTATTTCACTGGCTCATCTCCTGCTTGATGAGCACCGCGAGTGCGCGCCCAGCCGCGTCGTAGTCGAGAGCAGCGCTAACTGGGTAACCAGCGGTCACGCCCTCTGCGTACTCTTTGCCATCCTCTGCGACCTTCCAGAGAGTGCCGCCGAATGCGGTGTGATTGTCATTGGGAACGACAGCGACCCACTCACCTGGCGCGGTATCAACGCGCGTCCAGCCCTGCTCGTGAATCTGTTCAATGTGGTCTGCTGCGCTCATTATTCCTCCATCCACCTGAGTGGTCCAGTCAGCAACCAGATCAGCGTTAGTCCGCCAAACAGTGTTGCCATTGTTGATTGCGTGTCGCCTTCTGGTAGCACTACAACTGCGAAGAGCAGACCGAGAATAGTCCACGCTCCACCGACAAGATCTAGGATAATGCGCTTGATCACTTGGTTGCCTTTCTTGCCGCCGTAGCGGCGCTCGATGCTGCCGCTACGGCTGCACTTGCGACCTGAGAGATCACGATTGCAATAGCAACTGGCGCGGCCTTCTGCTTTTCAGCAGGTGAGAGATCCTTGCCAAGATTGGTGATGGCTTCAATAGCCTTGCTCACCGTCTCAGCGACAGCAGTGACAGCCTCACCAACTGCCGCAACCGTTTGCTCTGCAATGTTATCTGGCGATGAGGTCGGTTCAGGTGTTGGCTCCACGCTTGGCGCTACGGATGGTAAGTCACTAGGTACAGGAGAGGGATCAAGAGTAGGGGACTCAGTCGCACTAGGTTCTGGCGTAGCGATAGGCGTGGTCGACGGCTTGGGTGTGGGAGTCGGTGATGGGATCGGCGATGGTTCGACACTTGGCACCTCACTTGGTGATGGCTGGATTGATGGTGACGCTTCTGGCGTCGGTTCTGGTGACGGATTAACAGATGGGGTAGGATCTGGCGATGGACTTTCTAATGGACTTGGTTCTGGAGTTGGCTCGACAGATGGCTCTAGGCTTGGCTCTGGTGACGGTGTTGGAGTGGGCGCTGGCAGAGCGCTCGTAGTTAGCCACGCAGCAGGCACCACGCCGTAACCCAGTGTGGGTGCGCCATACCAAAGACGCGCACACGCGCCGCCGCCCCACTCAAACATCCAGATGTCGAGCGCGTAGGACTGGCCTGCGACCAGCTGCGAGTAACCCTCATTGGGTCCAGACCAGTGACCACCGCAACCGTGAAAAGTCCAGTCATCGAGAACCAGCACGCCGTCCAGCGTCATCCTCCAGCCATCGTCTGACCAGTTTAGCCACTCCCACTGGCCGCTCTCTGGCACGGTGAGCCAGCCTGTGAAGTGGACAAGGAATAGATCGTAGGGGCAGCCCTCAGCAACTGGAGCACCACCCCAGTCGTAGTCGATGTTTGGCACCACGGCGGAGTAGCAAACTGGCAGGTCTGGCGTGGTCTCCCACGGAATCAGTCCAAGAGGCGAGCCGTCGTAGACCGTCATCGTTACGCCCTGTTGTGGCAGATCCTCAGCGCGCACGATGGGCAGAAAGATGAGCGTGCTGAAGACGATCCCCAGCAGTGGAAACGCAAGCCGCTTCACTTAGAGAGTAGCGATGCGATTAGTGGCACGAGTACGCTGAACAACAGCGCACCTGCGACCACTAGTCCTCCTTTGATTCTGTCCAGGTCAGAGCGCACCTCATCCAGCTTGGCTGAGTGAGAGTCCAGGCGCTCAATCAGGTTCTCGATCTGGCGTGGGGTCATCGTTCCTCCAGCGCCTTGAGACGCGCGTCGATATCGAGCAGCGCCTGAACGACGAGCGCCTCCATCTCGTTCTGCGGAATGTTCACGGCGAGCACCTCAGTGGTAT